CATTTTTTGAATTTTTTAAAATGATAAATAAGATTGATATTATTTAAGGAGATAATTTATGTCAGTATCATCTTTGACTAGGATGACAACACCATTGGCTACTGATCAGTCAGGATCTAGTCAAGGTTTGTTAATGCCTAAATTAAAATATCGTTTTCGTGCGATATTTGAAAACTTTGGTGTAAGTACACCAAGAACTGAACTAACTAAACAAGTAATTGATTTCACAAGACCTGAAGTTAATTTCGATAACATTGATATCGATATCTATAACTCAAGAGTTCGTCTTGCTGGTAAACATACTTGGTCAGACATCAATGTAAATCTTCGTGATGATGCAAGTGGTGCAGTATCTAAGTTAGTCGGTGAACAACTTCAGAAACAATTAGACTTTATGGAACAGTCAAGTGCTGCATCTGGTTCTGATTACAAATTCCTCACAAGACTTGAAGTTCTTGATGGTGGTAATGGTGCTAACGAACCTAATGTTTTAGAAACTTGGGAAATTTACGGTTGTTATTTACAAACTGCTACTTACGGTGATATGTCTTATTCAGACTCTAACCCAGCAACAGTTGCTATGACAATTCGTTATGATAATGCTGTTCAAACTCCACTCGATAGTGGTGTTGGTGCTTCTGTTGGAAGAACATTAGGTACAAACGTATCTTAATAGGATAACCCATTATGGGATTTGGTAGTTTCTTAAAACAAGCCCTAGAAGACCAAGTAGGTAGTTGGGACGAATTTACGGATGGTTTTAAGGAAGGGTTTTTCGGAGCAGATTATCTCCGTGATTACACACACGCAAGTAAAACCTTTCGTGCTGATGGTCATGCACTTGCTCCGCAGAACAAATTTCTATTTCATGTTTACTTTACCCTAAACACTGCTGAAATCCCACAACTAGCACAAGCAATAGGAGGTAATGATAATTTATCTCGTATTGGTATGTTGGTAAAGACTGCTAAATTACCAACATATAATTTCGAAATAGAAGAACTCAATCAATATAATAGAAAGCGTTATATCCAAAAGAAAATAAACTATCGTCCAGTTTCTCTTACTATGCACGATGATGGTAGTGATTTAATAAGATCAATGTGGTACAACTACTATGATTATTACTACAATGATCCGAATTATAGTTATGGTGATACTGGTTCTGCTGCATACAATAATAGAGACATTTACAACAACAACCGAGAAGTTCATAGTTGGGGTTATGATGGTAGTGGTCCTAATGGTGAAAACAAACCCGCTTTCTTTAAAGATATTACAATCTACGGATTAAACCGTGGAAACTTTACTTCTTATACATTAATAAATCCAATCATTACTGATTGGGATCACGATAACTTTGACTATACTCAAGGTAATGGTGTAATGGAACACACTATGACAATTAGTTATGAAGCAGTCAAATACGGTAGAGGTAAAGTCGGTGGTAAAGTCAGAGGATTTGGTGATTCAGCACTTTACGATACAAGACCTAGTCCACTTGATATGGGTGCTAAGGCATCTTTATTTGGTAGAGGTGGTATTCTTGATACAGGTAATAGTATTTTAGAAGATTTGGCAAATGGAAATATTTTGGGTGCTATTCGTTCTGGTGGATCATTGAGAAATGCACTTAAGGGACAAAATATAAAATCACTAGTTGCTTCTGATTTAGTATCGTCTGCGGTTGCATCTGGTCTAAACTTTATTTCTGGTGGTGGGAGTTCTAATTATAGTAGTCCATTCTCCATACCTTCATTGGGTTCTAATTTTAGTTTTGGAAGTTTTGGCGGTGGAATTGTAAATACATCAACATTGTTTGGTGGTACTAACTTTAGTTCATTGAATACTTCGTTGTCGAATAGTATTCCTTCTCTCTCAAGTTTCGGAACCAATACCTTTGATTTTGTTTCATCTAGTGTAAATTCACTCAAAAGTACATTTGCACCGAATATAGATGCATTGAATAGAGACTTTAATGGTGTGTTTCAAAATATACAAAATTCATTATCTGGTGGTATGCCAGTTCTAGAAAATGCATTGTCTGAAGTATCTGACACTGTGAGCACATCAGTAGTTCCAAATATTACTTCACTACAGAGTGATATACCTTCTGCGGATAGTCTGAAAAAATCCGTTGAGGTCTTATCCCCAGTTGCTGCAGATTTAAATAAATCATTTGCACCAGTTCTTTCGGATGTGAAAAACACATTTACAAATAATATAGATACTACACAACTTAAAACAATCACTAACGATATTAAGAATAATGTTGGAAATGTATTCAGTAACGGATTCAACATAGGACAATAATGGCAAATAATTTCAATATAGAAAATTTTTATTCAGACCCAGATGTCAGTATTAATTCGGAAGAATACAATATTGTTATTGGGTTTTTTAGAAAGGTTACATCATCTGAGAAATCTGCTGAAGCATTCGCATTAGATTTATTTAGAGTTGCAAATGGTACTGATGTTCCAGTCTTGTCATTACTGGAAACTATGAAAGACCAAGATAAGTTAGGTGTCAATGAAGTTATGGCATATTACTTAAATCAAATCAGATCACAAAGTGCACTATTAGGTGTAAAAAATGTAACGAGTCCTAATAATAAAGTGGCAAGGAATGTTCTTACTTAATATGTTATGGCTCTTAAGTACTCAAAAGGTCACTTTCAACCAAGAAATCCAACTAAGTATGTAGGTAAAGGAAGTATCATTTATCGTAGTTCTTGGGAACTTGCGTTTATGAACTTTTGTGATACAAATAGAAACATACTTGAATGGGCAAGTGAATCAATCAAGATACCTTATAGAAACCCATTAACTGGTAAACAATCCATTTATGTTCCAGACTTTTTAGTGATTTATCAAAACAAAACTGGTAAGAAAGTTGCTGAACTTATAGAGATTAAACCAAAAAAGCAAAGTGTTCTTACGGAGAAGTTAAATAGTAAAGAAAGAGCAACTGTAGCAATTAATTACGCCAAATGGGAAGCAGCAGCAAAATGGTGTAAACGGAATCAGATTGCATTTAGAGTAATTACCGAAGAGCAAATATTTAAGAAATGACAAAGAAATTAGAAAAACTATTCGATTTACCAGAAGACGAGCAAGACAAAATAGATTTTGACAAACCACTATATGATGGTAACGAAATTACATCTACTGTTGAACTTACTACATTAGAGAAGATTGAGAATGCTCTTACTGCTGTTAGAGATTTGGATAGTAGTGATGCTGAAATGGATACAATTGCACAACAAGCAGTTGATAGTTTTCAAGAATTGATGACATTGGGTATGAATGTAGAAGCCCGTCATTCAAGTGAAATATTTGCAGTTGCCGAGAGAATGTTGAACACTGCGATGAGTGCAAAGAACAATAAAGTCAATAAAAAACTTAAGATGATTGACTTACAACTCAAAAAAGCAAAACTGGATATGGACTCTGGTGAAAAATCACATACTTCTTCTGGCGGTATGTTAATGGACAGAAACGAACTACTCAAACAACTCACGAAAAGTGATGATGTTATTGATGTTGAAGAATCTGACAAATAACATAAATACACTCATAAGAAACACACTGAATTAGGAAAAAACTATGAAATCATTACATGAATATTTGATTGAGTCAAAGCAAACATACGAATATCGTATTAAGATTGCCGGTGAATTAACCAAAGAACAAATTGAAAGAATGGAAAGAGGATTCGAAGCATTTGATATGGTTAGTTTAAGTGAACCAAAAAGACTTCCTATCCAAGAAAGTCCATTGGGATTTGAAGGTGTAAAAAATAAAGAAGTTCATATTATGGATGCTGTTTTCAACTACCCTGCATCTACAGAAGCATTTACAGAGATTTGCAGACAGTCAGGTATTGCTGGTAGTAATGTTATTGTACTTAACAAAGCATTCGAAGAAAGTATGATGGATGAGGAAAGCCGTAAAGACGAAGGTGATGAGGCTCTTCTTGATAGTGATTTACCAGAAGATGTTCAAGCAGTTGTTACTGCTAAAAAAGAATATGGAACTGTTGGTGATGAAAAAGATGTTATCAAAAATGCTGCAAAGACTGATTATGAATTTGCAAGTGATGATGTTGCACCAAAAGCAGAAACAACAAATGATTTACCACAGGGAACAGATGGTCCATTAACAAAAGTTAATTTACCAGATTTACCAGAAACTGGAAGAAAATAATATGAAAATTGATCGTGACCCCACTGTGACAAGTGATCACAAAGGTCACCATCTAAAGAATGCTAAAGGAGAAATAGTAAAATCTTTTAGTAGAGATGCAGAAGGACTTAGACGAGCAACACACGCTAAGTACAGACTGTTTAAGAATTTAGATTTACCACCTATGGAAAAAGAAGACATGAAAGAAGAATTAAAGAAAACGACATCGGTGGGTGGTACCAGTCTACAAGGTGATATAGATGCTTCATATGAAGATTTATTGAAAGCAATCGGAATACCACATTGGAGAGATGAAGATAATCCAGGCATGTCAGATGGAAAAATAGATGTCGAATGGATGTTCGAACTTCCAAATGGAAAAACGGTGACACTATACAATTGGAAAAATGGTGTAGCCTATTTGGGAGATGAAGGCCTTGAGGTCGAAGATATTAAGAATTGGCATATCGGTGCAGAAAATAAAGAAGATGCCGATACATTTAAAAACTACATTATGAAACAAATAGTTAGAAAAGAGGACAACACTATGAGTGATTTAGAAAAGAAACTAGAAGAAGCACTAAACGAGACTATCACAGTTAATACAACAAGTGATAATAATCCAGATAGTCAAGATAGTGTAACTATCACAGCAAATGGCGAAGATGCAGCAGAACTGTTGGGTATGTTGAAGATGGCCGGTATTAATCAAACGGCTGAAGAACAACCCGAAATGAGCGATCCTACAATGGCTGATATGATCCAAATCATTCCTCTTGATGATGCGGAAGAAGAAGTCGAAGAAGATTTAGCGAACGCACCTCACGATGCCAGTGAAGTAGAAGGTGATGTTGACACAATGGTAAATGCAATTAGTGGTGGACTAAACAAAAAGAAAAATGCATATGCCAAAGCACAAGATGGCGACAATGCTATGGCTGTTAAAGAAGATGAAGAAGATTTAACAGAAACATACTTGCGTGAGTTTGATGAGTTCAATGTAGAGAAAACAGAAGATGGTGTCAAAGTCGAGAAAGTTGGTGACTTCAGTGTAACTATTGGTGCTGATCACTCAGAATCTGAATTTTCAGATGAAGAACAAGCCAAAGCGGCAGAATTATTCGATTTAGAGTTAGAACAAGCAGAACTAGATGATGAAAACTATGTAGACGAAGATGCACTAGATGAAAACGCTTTTAATATGGCGGCGGCTCAGGCGGCAGTAGACGGTAAAAAAGAGTTTGAATTTGGTGGTGAAATGCACAAAGTAACAATGGACAAAGAAACTGCACAAAAACTAATTGACGAAAGTGTTATGGAAGATGATGTAGAAGAAGGTTTACGTATTGTTAAGCATCCAAGAAAACCAAAAATCGACGATGAAACTAACGAAGATGAAGAAGATGCATTAGACAAAGAAATGTCTGAAGAAATAGAAAAAGACGAAGAAGTTTTTGCAGAAGATGAAGAAGATGTGAATGAGGGTTTAGAATTAGACTCATTTAAAAAATTAGCAGGTATCTAATATGGGAGAAGACATTAAAAAATATTTGAATCTTTTTGAATCGACACAAGAAGTCGAATACCAAGAAGTAACTGAAGAGGATCATGATGAACCTGCCAGTGAAGAAGAAGAGGCAATGGCTGGAGATCAGTTAGAGTTTCTAAAATATGCAGCAGAAGAAATTAAAAAAAATATCAATGATGATGGTAGTTTTCCAGAATGGTTTCAGAATAAACTAAGTGGTGTTTATTCAACAATGAAAACATTACATGCATGGATGGAAGGTGATTCTAGAAATGATGATATGGAAGGAAAAGTTTGCAAGGATTGTGGTTGTGAGTTTAATCACCCAGACCCAGACTGCGATTGTGAACATGATGCTACAGATCCAACGGGTGATTGGTGGGTCGATAAAAATGGAAATGGCATTCCAGATGCATTGGAAAGTTGTGGACATAAACATAAGAAAAAGATGAAAGAAGATGATAGTCAATTCTCAGATATTGATGAATTGATAGGTTTCTTTAAGGATTAAAAAATGAAAGCAGAAGAATTTACATTTAAAGAAGATCAAAAGTTTAAAGTAATCAATCGTGCAGATTTACGTGACGAATTAATTCTTTTGCTACAACAAGCAATCGAAGATCCATTTAATGTTTCTCCAGAAATAAAAGCACGCATTGAAGAACTTCGTAAAAAACTTGGAATGGAGACTGAACAAGAAAAAAACGAAAGTGTAGAAGAAAGTGAATTAAATGAAGAAGATGATGATTTCGATGAGTTTTATACGATGGTCAAGGGATTAGTAGAAGGTGGTCATCACCCATTTGATGCAGCACAAAGTGTTGGGGAAGCAATGGGTTTAGATAGACGTGAAATCAGAGAATATGTCAAACGATATATGGATTCTTTCGACAAGTAATGATAGCAGAGGAATTTGCATACAATCCAACAACAGTAGATAGAGCAATAGAAGAACATATTGCTCGTGGAGTTCCTATTAGTGAATGTTTATTCCGTCCTGGTAGTGAATCATTTTTAGACTTTTATAACAAAGTAAAAACTATGACTGAGTCTATGGACTTGTCAGAAGATGATTTAGAATTACTTTCAACAGACATTGGTCAAACAGTTGTTTTTGAAGGACAAACTGTAATGTTAGATGTTCCTTACTTAGAAGAAGATTATTTTGGTAATGTTGAAATTACAGTCAGTGATGATGAAGATTCAAAAAACTGTTATATAAGTACAAATGCACCCAAAGAAGAAGTTGTTAGTATTCTAGATTCTGTATCAGATGAATTGACTATTTCAGACCAACTATCAAAAACGAAAGAACTTTTTAAATCGAAAGGATTCGACATCAATCTTACTTGTGACGAACCAGCAATGGCTGAAGCAGAGTATCAAGGAAAGAAAGTAGAACTAAACAAACCTAAAAGAGGTGGAAGTAAAAAGTTTTATGTCTATGTCAAGGATGGAGACACAGTTAAAAAAGTATCTTTTGGTGCAAAAGATGGTGGTGGGAATTTAGCAGTGAAGTTAAAAGATCCAGAGGCGAGAAAAAACTTTGCAGCAAGACATAATTGTCCACAGAAGAATGATAAAACAAAACCAGGATATTGGGCTTGTCGTTTACCAAGATATGCTAAAAGTCTTGGACTAAGTGGTGGCGGTACTTGGTGGTAAAGTGAAACCTTACACTGAAATACAACAAAACAACACAATCATTAGAACATTCTCATTTGATTTAAATGAAGAAGAACTTGTTTGGCACAGAGATCATAACGATCGTAATGTAAAGGTGTTAACAGGTGAAGGATGGAAAGTTCAAATGGATAATCAACTACCCAAAGAAATAAAACGTGGGGACACATTCTTTATACCTAAAGAAACATATCATAGAGTCATCAAAGGTACTACAGATTTAGTAGTCAAAATAACAGAAGACTAAATAATATTATGAGTTTCCAAGCAGACGATAGTGCGTTAGTTAAAAAACCGCATGTACAAACACCATTTACGGACAAACAACTGAAAGAGTTTGCTGTAACAGCCGACCGTAAAAAAGGTCCACAGTTTTTTATGAAGAACTTCTTCTACATACAACACCCAACTCGTGGAAAGATAAAGTACCAACCTTATCCTTATCAAGATGTATTAATTGATTCATATCATGATTACAGATTTTCAATTAATATGTTGTCGAGACAGACAGGTAAAACAACCACAGCGGCAGGGTATTTGTTGTGGTACGCTATGTTTGTTCCTGATTCAACTATACTGGTTGCGGCACACAAATTTACGGGTGCTCAAGAGATTATGCAACGTGTAAGGTATGCATATGAATCGTGTCCAGATCATATACGTGCCGGTGTAACAAGTTATAACAAAGGAAGTATAGAATTTGATAATGGGTCAAGAATAGTAGCACAAACAACTACTGAAACAACTGGTCGTGGTATGTCTATCTCATTACTATACTGTGATGAGTTTGCGTACGTAAGACCAAGTATTGCCAGTGAATTCTGGACTTCAATTTCACCCACACTAGCAACAGGTGGTCGTGCTATTATCACATCTACTCCCAACTCGGATGAAGATGAATTTGCCCTCATATGGAAAGGTGCAAATAAAACTGAAGATGAATATGGTAATGAAACAGAGTTAGGTGTAAATGGGTTTCATGCATATTTGAGTATATGGAGTGATCATCCAGAAAGAGATGAGGCGTGGGCAGATGATGAACGTGGGCGTATTGGTGATGAACGTTTTAGAAGAGAACACTTGTGTGAATTTATTATCAACGACGAAACACTTATTAATGCTTCAAAACTGTTTGACTTACAAGGAGTAGAACCCTTATACAAACACGGTCAAGTACGTTGGTATAAAAGGCCGGAAAAAGGACGTATGTATTGTATAGCATTAGATCCAAGTTTGGGAACAGGTGGAGATCCTTCAGCAATTCAAGTATTTGAAGCAGATAGTCTGATACAAGTAGCAGAATGGAGACACAATAAAACTCCTATCCCGCAACAAATAAGAATAATGTACGAAATAGCAACACACATCAATGATGAAATTGATGATCCACAAAGTATATATTTTACAATGGAAAACAACACATTGGGCGAAGCGGCATTATTAAGTCTAGCAGAATTTGGTGAAGAACAAATTCCAGGAATGATGTTAACAGAAACTAAAAAAGCAGGAACAAGTAGGCGTTACAGAAAAGGATTTACTACAACACACAAAACAAAACTAAGTGCTTGTGCTAAATTAAAAACACTCATAGAAACAGGCAAGATTACAATTAATAGTAAAGCATTGGTTACAGAGTTAAAAGGATTTGTGGCACGAGGTAGTAGTTATGCAGCCAAACCTGGAATGACAGACGATTTAGTTATGTCTACAGTATTGATTGTTCGTATGTTACAAACACTACAAAACTACCATCCACAATTAAGTTCTCAGATACAAGACTACAACGATTCGGTAATTGAACCGATGCCTTTCATATTGTTTTAATAGGAAAAAACCATAAATAAGAACAAGAAATGAATAGAACAATATTAATGGAAAATAATACCTCATCACAATTATTCAAATTACTACTCAGTAGAGATTACGATCCAAAAACATTAGATAGTTCTGGTAAATCAGTCACAGATGTTAGTGATGCTGATATTTTTAGTTTTGATTTTACTCACAAAGATGACAATTACGGAACAGTAGTAATTCTTTTAGGTAATGAAAAGAACTTTGAAATTTATTTTGGCGACAATATCGGTAATAGTCTTAGTAGAGAAGCAAAGAATAATTGGTATGACTTACTTTATCAACTTCGTATGTTTGCTAAGAGAAACTTATTAAGTTTTGGTTTAAAGAATATCAATAAATTAAAACATTCTATGAAAGGTTTATCTGCAATTAATGAAGGTTTATTCGAGGGTTGGAATGGTACTTCTAAATCTAGTTACAATAAACAAAAAGGTAAAACTAAAATTATCGTAAGACATAATAAAAGACTTGGTGAAACCGATCAACGATTTAGAAATATAGAAAGTATCTTTATTGAAAACTCACAGGGTGAAAGATTCAAAGTTCCTTTCAAAAGTATTGGTGGTGCAAGAGCAATGGCAAGACACGTTGCCGAAGGTGGAACACCATACGATATATTTGGTGCACATATAACTGAAACAGTTAATAGTATTAATGTATTAAATAATTTTTTAAGAATAAAACCAATTAATGAATCTGAATCATACAGTAAAATTTTAGAAACTTGTGGTTCTTATAACAAGAAGTTAAAGAAAAATCTTAAACTTATGTCTGGAGTCAGAGGTTATAAATCATATACTGAGTCTTGGACACCGTCTGAAATAGACAATGATAACGGAATCGTTGAACAGATTTCTAACTTACTAATACCAGAAGGTTCATCAGATAGTAGAATTACTGATGTACTTCCAGTTTTAGCGAGTTATTTACAAGAATATCGTAACGAAAATCAACAAGTGAATGAGTCAAAGAGGGGAAATATGAAAGAAGCATTATTATTCGAAGATTGGGCAGAAACATTAACAGAAGGTACTTGGGCTTTTCCTGACACAGACGATCAAATAAAAGTTCTTAAAGATATAATGTCTACAGAATTACCAGTTGGAATAGATGCAACCAATGCCACTGAAGTATTATATGATGTTCTTGGTGATGACAAACTTTTTGATGCATTGGGTAAGTTAGCAGATGAAAATCCAGATGCAGATGCAAGAGATACAATTACAGATTTTTTAAAAGACCAAGGTTATAACGATATATTGGATTCTTTAAAATAACATATTTTACCAAAACATCCATTTCGGTAATTTACCCCCTTTAACATAAAAATTTTTCTAATATAATTATTTTCATAAATAATGTTGTTCAAATACTGACGAGCGGTATTTGTTCTAGGTTATTTAATAGGTAATTATATAGGAGAAAAATCTATGTCTAAACTAGACGAAATGAGAGCCAAACTTGCTGCTCTTGAATCAAAGAAACAACCATCTAACAATAACAACCAATCTGGTGGTTTAACATATCCTCATTGGAACATCGAAGAAGGAACAACTGCAACAGTAAGATTCCTACCAGATGGAAACCAAGACAATCCATTCTTTTGGGTTGAGAGAGCGATGATTAAATTACCATTTGCGGGTGTTAAGGGTGGTGATTCAAAAGATACAATTGTTCAAGTACCTTGTATGGAAATGTACGGAGAAGGTGAATCTTGTTCAGTTTTAAATGAAGTAAGAACTTGGTTCAAAGATCCAGCAATGGAAGAAATGGGTCGTAAATACTGGAAGAAGCGTTCATACATCTTCCACGGATTCGTTCATGAAGATCCAATGAATGAAGAAAATAAACCAGAAAACCCTATTCGTAAATTTATGATTAGTCCTTCAATCTTTAATACTATCAAAGCAAGTTTGATGGATCCAGAGATGGAAGACTTACCAACAAGTTATGAAAACGGTTTGGATTTCAGAATTGCAAAAACTCAAAAAGG